CTGGGTTAGTTGCTTCTATTCTGTAAATGGAGTTGGATCTGTTGGAGGTTGGGCATTTGATTTTGATTCAGAGATGAATAGCAGTCAATTAAAAGTTTTTAAAGAAAAACAGATTAAAAACTTAAAAAATCAATTTAAAACAACAGATGTAGAATTTGAAATTATTGACTTTAAAAGATTAAAGGATTAAATATGGAATTTAAAGATTTATATATAATTGATGGAATAGTTTATCTATATAAGTATAATAACGGAGTTTATGCAGTATTAGAAGATATACTGACAGGTTATGAAGAGTTTGTAAGATTGGAGGAACTGAAACAATATGAGTATAAAAATTTATTGTGAACATTGCGGAGCCGAGATAAAAGATGGAGAAAAATTTTATGAAACATTTTCTAAGAGGTTCTATTGCCAAAATTGTGTTGAAGAAAAAACTTTAACATATTATTCTGTCGGTTCTGAACCAGTTGGAACAGATGAAGAAATAGGAGTTTATTATAATTACAATCAATTAAAAGAAGAAATTGAACATAACATAAAATGGTGTGATGAATGGATAGAAGTATATCAAAACGATGATACAAAAGCTGGTAAATTTACATTAGAGTTTTATAAAGAAAAAAAGAGGTTATTTCAAGAAAGTTTAAAAGAATACTTTGGATAGGAGGCAGTTATGGATTTTAATAGTTTAACAGCAGAAGAAAAAGAAAAAATTAGAAAGGAAATTTTAGAGGAAGAAAAGCAAAAAGAAATAAAAAGAAAGGAAAAAATAAAAGAATATAAAGAGATTGTAGATGAAACAGTAAAAGAAAACTTTACAAAAGTTGAGAAACTTGCTGAAACATTAAAAAATACTAAATTAGAAATTTTTAAAAGTTTTGAAGCAATCTTAGAATTAAAAGAGGAGTTGTATGGAATAAAAGAGACACAAAGAAGCCATACTTTTACAAAAAGTGATGGTAATTTATCCATAATAATTGGACACAGAATAATAGATTCTTTTGATGATACTGTACACAGTGGAATAGCTAAAGTAAAAGATTATATTTCAAAATTAACAACTAATGAGCAACCAGAGTTGGAAAAATTAATAGATTTGCTATTAAAAAAGGATAAAAATGGAAATTTGAAAGCTTCAAGAGTGTTAGAGCTAGAAGCTATTGCAAATGAAAATGGTAATGAAACATTACTAGAAGGAGTAAAAATAATAAAAGAAGCATATAAACCAAGTAAATCAAGTACTTATGTTGAAGCTTATTATAAGGATAAAACAGGAAGAATGATTAGTGTACCTTTATCTATTACAAGTGTAATTGAGGAGAAAAATGGAGAAGATAAAGAACGGACAAATTAAATATATACATATTCTAAAAAATAAATTAAATCTAAAAGATGAAACTTATAGAACTCTTTTAAATAGTAAATTTAATAAGAATACATCTAAGGATCTCAGCTCTAAACAAGCTGAGATTCTTATAAAAATTTTAGAAAGATTAATAGATAATTATGCAACAGAAAAGCAAAAAAACAAGTTAAATTCACTATATAGGAAAGTTTACAAGGAAAAAGATAAAAAAGAATTCATTGAAGAGTACTTAGGGAAAGGGAAAACAGAGAATAACATGAATATTCAAGAGTGCAGTAAGTTAATTTATATTCTTGAAGAGATACTTGAGTGGCAAGAGAAAAGAAAACTGAAAAAACTTAATTTGGAGGGTGAAAATGTGGAAGTGTAAGAAATGTGGAGAAGAAGTAGGACTAAGAAGGGGTATGTTATTCAAGTTAGATAAAAATAAAGATACTTCTGGAGATGATTTAAGTATACACGATACAGATTATTATGAATGTTCTCATTGTCATAATTATTCGTATTCTGATGTGGAAGAGATAGCTGATTGGGAGGAAGAGTAAGGAGCTGAATTGATGATAGATGAAGAAAAATTATTGGATAAAATTGATGCTAAACAATTTGAATTAGACTATGGTATTACTTTTGATAATGGAATAGAAGAATACGAAAAAATTAAATGCAAAATAGAAGCATTAGAATGGGTTAAAAGATTAATAGCAAAAGAAAGTAATACTGATTTTCAAATAGACGGCTCTATTAAACTTGGAAAGGAATGGGAATGAAGGAATGAAAGAAATAAATATAACAAGACATGCACTTATGAGATATGCTTCAAGAGTTTATAAATATCAAATTATCAATGATAGAACATTTGATATTTGGAAAAAAACAAATGAAGATAAAATAGAAAGATTAGAAACAGATTTAAAAGATGAATTTCAAGGAACTGAGTACATCTGTACAGCAGCTTATGATGCTCATAAAAAAGCAGAATTTTACATCAATAAAGATAAAATGATGACTTATGTAATAGTTGGAGATAACATGGTAACTTGTTATCAAATAAATTATGATCTCAATGATGAAGGAAATAGAGCTATTTTAAATGTATTATTGGATAATTTAAAAAAAGCTAGAATTGATGAAGATAATTTTGAAGATAAGTATTTTAAAGAAAGAGATGACTTAAATAGAGAATTTGAGTTACTTAAAGCTGAAACTGAATTATTAAATTCTAAATTAAAAACTTTAAAAGAAAAACAAGCAAGAGTTGAAGCAAGACAAAATGAAATAGCAGGAGAGCAGGTAAAACTAAGAAATATTATAAAAGTAGCTGAAGAAAAGATAGTGAGAAGTAAACTAGCTTTATAAGGAATAAAAATGGAAAGTAAAGAAGTTTTAAAACTTATAAGAGAAGCAAAAAAAGGGAATAATGAAGCTATTGAAACATTAATTGAAAGGTATTTGAATACTGTTAGAAAGATTAATCATAAGTGGGGGAACACGGATGATGGATTTCAAGAAGGAATACTTGGAATCTATCAAGCAATTAAAACTTATGATGAAAATTACAATACTAAATTTATGACACATCTGTATTTTTATGTAGAAGCTAAAATAAGGAAATATATAGATAAAGAAAGGTATAGAGTGCCTCAGTATGTCATAGAGAGCATTAAAAAGGGTGAACAAGAAAGAGTTTATTTTTCAGGAATTGAAGATCTTGAAATTGGAGATGAAAATATAAAAATAGATAATTTAGAAAATAAAGTACTTGTAGAAAATTTACTAAATTGTTGCACAAAGAAAGAAAGGCAAATATTGGATCTCTTATTTTTTAAAGGTTATTCAGGAGAGGAGATAGCTAAGAAATTTGGAATGTCAAGGCAATGGGTTCATAGTATGAAACATAGAGCATTTGAAAAAATTAGAGAGAATATAAGATAAAAGAGAGGTCTAATCCTCTCTTTTTAATTGAATTTCTTTTTTTAAAATTAAATTTTTTAATTCTTCTAAGTCATCTAAAGTAGCATGATTATTAATAAAACTACGGGCTGTTGAACGATATGATAAATATTGATTTTTTTTTGGATTTTTCTCTCTATACGATTTATTTGCTTTTTTTTGAGATTCTGATACAGCCATAAAGTCCTCCTTTTACACAAATTTTAAAATAATAGATACTGTAACTGCAATGATTCCTAAAACTAAAATTAATATTTGAATTTTTTCTTTAGACATAGTATAATTGAGTAAGAGATAAGGTACTTGGGGAATTTCTTCCCCTTTCCCTTTGATGTTTTAGAAGAATAACTGGAAGAGTTCTATAATTACTTTAACTATTTCTAATATGGCGAGTATTATTGATAGTGTAATTAAGATTTCTTCGGTTGTTCTTTTTTTTCTTTTTCCTACTCACTTTCTCACCTCCTTATGTATTTATTATACACCATAGTATATAAAAAGTCAAGCTTTTTTTATTGAAAATTAAAAAATAATATGATATATTTTAATATATTTAATCATTTTATTAAGGGGGATTGTTTATGTTTGGAATATTTGATGAAAAAGGAATTTGCTCAATTTGTGGAAAAGAAAAAACAAGTAAAAAACTAAGTGATGGTTTTATATGTAGTAAATGCTTGGATTTATGTGGAAACAATAGAAATACTTTTAAAAAATTACAAGAAACAACAAAAGATGAAATCCTTGAAGAAATTGAAAAAGAAAAAAAAGTAAATTTAGATATTGCTAATTTTATGGGAACAAGGGGAGTAGGAAAATTAATAAAATTTGATGATAATGCAAAGAAAATATTATTTCCTAAGACATTATTAAGAAAAGCCAGAATATACGATTATTCTGAGTTGTTGGAATATGAAATTCTTGAAGATGGAAATACTATAACAAAAGATGGACTTGGAAGTGCAATAGTTGGGGGAGCACTTTTTGGTGGAATAGGAGCAGTAGTTGGAGGACTTACTGGTGGGAAAAAAGCTAAAGAAGTTGTTAAAAGCTTGAAAGTAAAAATTGTCTTAGATAATAAGATAGTCCCAGCTGAATATATTGAGTTATTAACAACTGAATTCAAAAAAGATGGTTTTGTATATAGAGCAGCAAAACAACAAGCTGAAGATATAGTTGCTATTCTAGCTTCAATTGTTGCTGAAAATGAAAAAAATCAAGGTAATAACTCTAATGTACAAAATATAAACGATCCAATAACAGAAGTAAAAAGATATAAAGAACTTTTAGATAATGGAATCATTACACAAGAAGAGTTTGAAAAAAAGAAAAAAGAATTGTTGAATTTATAAAAATAAAGTTCTAATATTTCATAGAAAAGGAGGGAGCTAAGGATGTCTAAAAAATATTTGAGTGTTGCTCAAGTAGCAAAAAGATTAGGTGTCAGTACAGAAACTGTATATAATTACTGTAAAAGAGGTCTTTTAGGAGGGCAATATATAAAAAATAATGTAAAAGGAACTTGGAAAATTGATTTAGAAAGCCTTGAACTATTAGAAAAAGAAAGCACCTTTAAAAGCTCTCGCCAATTAAAAAAAGAATTGAATTATACATTATTTTAATTTGGAGGAAATATGACTGAAGAAAGTAAAAAAGAGAAAGATAAGAAAAAATGTGGTTTAATAATGCCAATATCAAGTATGGAAAATATAAATAATAAATATACAGCTGAACATTGGGAAGACATTAAAAAAACACTTAAAAAATTTTTAGAAAAAGATTATATCGTGGAATTAGTAAGTGATAGTAAAACTTCTGAGATAATACAAGCAGAAATTTTAAATTCCATATTTAATGATGATATCGTAATTTGTGATATAAGTGGGAGTAATCCTAATGTAATGTTTGAATTAGGACTAAGAATTGCATTTAATAAGAGAGTTATTGTTATTTTCGATAAAAATAATAAAGTTCCTTTTGACATAAATAGTATTCCTCATCTTATTTACCCAGAAGACTTGAATATAGTTAAGATGGAAGAATTTTCAGAAAATTTAAAAATGCAAATCAAAGAACTTTTAAAAAAAGAAGGAAATAGTTATATAGAAACCTATGGAAGTTTATTTAAAGACTATATATTAAAAGAAGAAAAAATAGATATAAGTACAGGGAAATTGATATTAGAACGTTTAGGTGAATTAGAGGATAAGCTACTTAATAGAAAAGAAGGAGTTTCACAAGATATTTTTCCTTGGTTTAATTTGATTTCTTATGAGAATTTTGAAAAAGAATTGGATAATAGTTTTTTAATTAAAAAATTATTAGAAAGTTCAGAAGATTATAATGAATTTTTTAAAGGAATCATTGAATATATTATGATAAAGTATCCAAGTTTAAAAATAGACTCATTCACCATACAAAATTTTATTCAAAAATATTTTTTTAAGAATTTTAATAATAATCAAAAAGATAATTTAAAAACTTATAAATATTGTTATGATTTTAAATAAAAGTAAAAAAAGCAAGTTTTATACTTGCTTTTTTTATTTTTCCAATTTTTCCAAACATTTATAAAAGAAAAAAGTTATAACAATATAGAAACAAAAATAATGGAGGTGCTTTATGGATTTAGAGTTATTAAAAGCTAAAAAGCTATATGCACAAGGGAAAACAGCAAAAGAAATAGCTAGTGCTCTAAAAAAATCATTAGGCACTATCTATCGTTGGATTAAAGATAACAAGGAAGAATTTGAAGAGGCTAGGAAATTAGCAGGAATGACTTTAGATGATGTGGTTGATTTACTAGATGAAACACATAAAAAAATACTAATAGAAATCTCTAAAAATCCTCAAGAATTCAAAGATCCAAAAACTGCTGATGCTTTGGTTAAAGTTGCAAGTGTTGTAGAAAAAGTAACAGCAAGAAATGAAAAGAAAAAAGAACAAGCTAAGAAGGAAATTGAAGAAGAAAGAGGGGTGTTGATAATTGATAATCTCTAAGAAAAAAAGGGAAATTAAACAAGTATCAGAAGTATTAACACCAAAATTTCATGAAGTTTATAAAGCTTGGAAAAGTAATAAGTACACAAAAATAGTTTGTAAAGGCGGAAGAGGATCCGCTAAATCAAGTAATATAGCTTTAATGTTGACACTTGATTTAATTAGAAATCCTATAAATATAGTTTGTATTAGAAAAGTTGGTGAAACTTTAAAGAAGTCTGTTTATGAGCAAATAAAATGGGCAATTAAGCAATTAGGAGTTGAAGACTATTTTGAATATAAGTTAAGTCCTTTAGAAATCAGATACACAGAGAGAGGAAATAAATTTATATTTATGGGAGTTGATGATCCACAAAAAAGTAAATCAATAGTTGATTCAAGTTTTTCAATTACAGAATATTGGTTTGAGGAATTAGCCGAATTTAAAAATGAAGATGAAGTAGAAACGGTACTTGATTCAATATATAGAGGAAAGTTAAAAGATAATTTAAGGTATAAAGGTTTTTTCTCATATAACCCACCAAAAATGAAGCATAATTGGGTAAATAAGAAATACGAATATACTTTTAAAGAAGATGATGAAATATTTGTACATCACTCAACTTATCTAGACAATCCATTTATTTCAGATGATTTTGTAAAAAGAGCTGAAGCAGTAAAGTTAAATAACCCTATGAAATACAAGCATACATACTTAGGAGAACCTATTGGAAATGGAATAGTTCCTTTTGATAATTTGGAAATTAGAACTATTAGCAATGAAGAAATAAAAGGACTTGATAGATTTAGAAATGGAGTTGACTGGGGGTATGGAGTTGATCCAATGGCATTTGTTCGTTGGGGATATGATAAGAAAAAGAGAATAATCTATGCTATTGATGAATTTTTTGGAGTAGGAATAAAAAATAGAGAACTAGCAACTTTTATCATATCAAAGAATTATGATGAATTAGTTATGTGTGATAGTGCTGAACCTAAAAGTATAGATGAACTTAGAGAATATGACATCAGTGCTTCAGGAGCTAAAAAAGGAGCTGGAAGTGTTGAGTATGGAGAAAAATGGCTTGCAGATTTGGAAGCAATAGTAATTGATCCTAAAAGAACACCAAATATTTCTCGTGAGTTTGAAATGATAGATTATGCAACTGATAGAGATGGAAATGCTTTACCTCGTTTGGAAGATAAGAATAATCACAGTATAGATGCAACAAGGTATGCTTTTTCAAATGACATGAAAAAAGGAAAGTATGTTTATGAGTGTTAGAGAATGGATAAAGAAATGGTTCTTTAAGGACTGTTCAGTTATGACAGATGATAATGTAAATTTTAATCCATCTGATTATACAGCAAATATAGAATATAAAGCAGCTTTTATCCTTCCAATGTCCAAAAAATACAGGCTTGTCAAAATATAACTATGGCAGTTTATAAAAAGACAAAAGATGGAAAAGGAAAGGATTTAGTTAAAGAACATGTGCTAAATGATTTGTTCAATATGATAAATCCTAATACTTCCTTTCAAGATTTTCTTGATTATCTCCTTGTATGGTTAGAAGGCAGTGATAATGGAGTTCTTTTAGAAGTTATAAAAGGAATCCCTTCTTTAAGACCTGACTTATATGTTCATTCCCCTTCAAATTTTACTGTCTATTTTGAAGATAGACGAATAAGGGAAATAAGAATAAATAATCCATATAGGTCAATTGTAGGAGATGAGTTAAAAAACTATATGTGGATAAGAAGTCCAAACTACTTGAATATAATAGATGGAGTAAATTCTAGTGGTATAGGAAGTGGATATACAAAGCATAATTCTATGGCTATGTATGGAGCATATAGTGAACAAGCTTGGAAATGGAACTGGAGTCTTGCTAAGAACCTTGGAAAACCAGGAGGAATTTTACAGACTGAGGGAGTTGTAGACAAAGAAGATAGAGAAGAAATAAAAGCAAGATATTCAGCACATTATGGTGGTTCTGACAATGCGGGAAAGCCTATTGTACTTGGTTCTGGATTAAAATACCAAGACACTTCAAGAGCACCAATTGACAGTGATTGGTCTACTGCTGAGCAAAAAGCACATGAAAGAGCAGCATTGGCAAGTGGAGTTCCTGCCGAACTTGTTGGAGGTGGAGAAAGTACATATCAGAATAGAAAACAAGCTAAAAAAGAACTCTATCGTGAAGCAGTTATTCCATTTTTCAACAAATTGAAAAGTTGGTTAAATTATTTATTTTCTGACTATTTAAAAAATGGCGAGTTCATTGATTATGATTTAAGTGGAGCAGATGAACTTAAAGAAGACATTGGAGATGTCATAACAAAACTTGAACCTTTGAAAGATAGATTGACTATAAATGAATATAGAAAAATAATATCTTTATTAACTGATTTAAGTTTAGGAGATGTTGAAGGTGGTGATGTTCTTTTAGTAAATAGTGGAGTAGCAACACTTGATGAAACAATAACTCCAACAACAACTGAAGGAGAGGAAGTTGATGATATTTGAAAAAGGAAGTTAAGAAAATAAGAACTTTAAAACTATTGGAAAAACGATTAACTGCAAGAAATAAAAAAATAATAGATAAAATTTTTAATGAGTTTAAAGAAAAAATTGCAGTTGATAATGCTAGTAAAAATGACTTAAAAATTATTATTGACATAGATTATGAATGGTTAAGAAGAAAAATAAAGAGTGGTTTAGAAACACTATATACTTTTACATTCGAGAGCACTTTAAAAAGCTTTCAAAACATATACAATAAGAAAATTAAAAGTAACACAATGAAAGGAATAAAAGATTATTTCTTAAAAAAATGGAATAAAAAAAATGCTGCAAAGCAAGCAACTAGAATTAGTAAAACGACTCAAATAAAATTAAATAAAATTATTACAACTGGTCAAGAGGAAGGAATAAGTCATAATGAAATGGTTGAAAAAATAGTAAAGGAAGTTAATGGAATGACTGCACAGAGAGCAAGTACAATTGCTCGGACAGAAACAAGTAAATCTATAAATGCAACAAGTTTTGAAACAGCAAAAGGAATAATGAAGGAAAAATGCTGGATTCATGTTGGCGGAAAAAAGATGTATAGAGTTCATCATAAAGCTATTAGTGGAAAATGGGTTGATATTAATTATAAATGGAAGTTAGAAAATGGAGTAGAAGCACTCTATCCACATGAAGATGGACTTCCAGCATCAGAAGTTGTTCGTTGTTCTTGTTTAATAATTTTTAGATAAAAGGAGATAAAATGCCAAAGAAAAAAAATAAAATGAAATTTTCTGATGAAGTTTTAAACTTTAAGTGTAATCTTGCAGAATTTAAAGAAGATGAAAATTCTAAAGGTAAATTTAAAGGACTTCTAGTTAATATGCAAGGAGATAACACAGCAAAAGGTATTTACAGATTTAAAACTGGAAGTATGAAAAAAAATGATGGTAAAAAATTATTTTTACAATATAACCATGAGGGTTCTCTAATTCCAATTGGAACTTTAATCGGAAAAGAAACTAAGGAAGGGTTTGAAGTAGAAGGAACATTTCACTTGCAGAAAGATGAAAGTGGAGCATATATAAATCCTGAAGCAATGAAAGTTTATTCATTAATGAAGGACTTAGGTGCAGAATTTGAGATGTCTGTTGGTGGAGTTATGACAAAGTATAAAGATTATGTTGAAGATGGGAAATATTATATTGATATTTTAGAATTTGATGCTTATGAAGGAAGTTTAACACCTAAAGCAGCAGTTCCAGGAAGCAGAGTAACAAGAGTTTTTGGAGAAGAAAATATAGGAGGAAATAGAATGGGAAAAGAGGAATTAATTGCAATATTTACAGGACTTTTAGAAACATTTAAAGCAGATTTATTAAAGGCAGGAACAGATGAGGAAATAGCAAAATTGCCTGATAAATTCTCAAAACTTACAGAAGAATTTAATGGGTTAAAAGATAGTTTAGAAAAAGATTTAAAAGAAAATTTTTCTAAACAAATTAATGAATTAAATGATGTATTAAAAGGATTAAAAGCAGATTTTAAAGCAACTGAAGAAGAAGTAGATGATGCAGTGCAATTTAAAGCAATGTTGCTAAATGTTAAAGATAATGGTCAAAAAAGTGAAATTGTCTTTAATGAAGACAGTAAATTAGAATTTAAAGATATGACAGTTGGAGATGGTAAAACAGGTTCTACTACAGGAAAAGCAATAGTAACAACAACAATAGTAAAAAAGATTTTAGAGAGAATACAAGATTCTAATCCAGTTCTAAAAGATATAACATTTATTACTACTGATGATGCTGGAATAACAATTCCAAGAGAAATGGCTGGTTTACCTGAAGTTGGATAGGTAGGGGAAGTTGAAGAAAGAAAAGATACTGCTGTAACAAAAGTTGAAAATATAACTGTAAATATATTCCAATTATATGCTTTACCTGTTGTTACAAATAAGCTTTTAGCAACAAATTATGTTGGTTATGCAACATTCCTATTAAAGAGAGTAGAATATGCTCTTGGCTTGAAATTAGCAGATTCTGTTTTCAATGGAAGTGGTACAAATATGCCATTAGGAATTTTAAAAGATACTGCTGTAACAAATCAACAAGAAATTGACACATCTGATGATGCAAAATTTATAGAAAGTATAATAGATATCTATTATTCAATTCCTACTGATGTTGCTAAAGAATCAAACTGGTATATAAGAAGAGAAACATGGCAACAAATTAGTAAATTAAAAAATACTAACAAAGATTTTTACATAACAGATTTAAACACAGGAAATACAAGAACATTAATGTCAAGACCTGTTGAATTAGTAGAATCTGAAGGTTCTGGATTAAAAACATTAAAAGAAGCAGTTGCAGTAACAGATCCAGTTATGGTTTTTGGAAATGTTAAAGAAGGACTTTTAGGAATAGAAAATCCAAAGATGACTATGAAACTAGAAGATCAAATAACATCAAAAGGGTTAACTAAATATTATATGGAAAAAGGTGTAGGTGTTGGAGTACAACTTCCTGAATATTTTGTAAAAGTAGTAAAAAAAGCCTAGTAAAAAAGCTCCTGGTATTTCTATATCAGGAGCTGAAAATAGGAGTAAGTGATGGATAAAGAATTAGGATATGATTTAAATATAGCTAAAAGTCTTACAGGAATAGAAGATGAAGAGCTTTTAAAATTTTATATAAATAGTGTAATTCTTAAAATTGAAAGGATTATAGGTTATAAGCTATTAAAAGCTAAAATAACAAATTTGATTAGTGGACTTAATACAAATTATGTATTTCTTCCTGAAAAGAAAATTGAACAGGTTTTGAACGTTAATAGGGGCTGTAAAATACTTCCATTTAGTTATATTAACAGAAAAGTAATTTTTGATGAAATAATTTCTAAAAATTCTTATGTTGAAATTCAATATATTGCTGGGTATGATGAAATCCCTTCAGATATTCTTCTTTTTATTTGCTCAATAATTAAAGAGAATATAACAAATGAAGATGGGTTAAAATCTTATGCTATAAGAGGAATAAACTATACTTTTCTCAATAAAATAGAACAGTCAGACAATTTTGTAAGAGGAGTAAGAGATTTATTTGGGGTTGTAGAAATATGACAATTTTAGATATTTGTAAAGAAATTGACTACTTAGCTAATCACAGAGTTGAAATTGGAATTCTAGCTATTGATAGAGATAAAAAAGGAAAAGAGAATAAAGCTACAATTCTTCAATATGCTATATGGAATGAATTTGGAACTAAATATATTCCTGCTAGACCATTTATGCGTAACGCTTTGGATAATAACAAAGAAGCTATAAGTAAATTAATAAAAAATGCTGTTGCTGATGTTGCAAAAGGAAGCATAAAAGGAAAAGAAGCTCTTATGAGAATTGGTGAAGATATAAGAGGAAAGGTTATATTAAGTATTGCAACAGCAGGGCAATGGGCTGTAGCAAATGCAAAGAGTACTTTAAGAATAAAAACTAAAGATGGTCAAGTTAATAATACAAAACCACTTCTTGACAACAGATTTCTAATAAAATCTATCAGGTATCAAATAGTTGATAAGAATGGTTCAAATATCTATTTAAGCGAGTTCAAGGATGTATAGGGATGGATAATGTTATTTTATTAAATAAACATAAAAGAAATATAAAGGTTATTTCAAAAAATGGAAAGTGGGAAAAAGGAAAATATATAGAAAGTACAGTAGAAAAAACAATAAAAGGTGTGTATATGCCAGTATCTACGGATTCTCTAAAATATTATCCACAAGGTTCTATTACATTAGAAGATAGAGAGTTATTTACAAAGGAGCTATTAAAAAATGAAGATATAGTTCTAATAAATAATGAAGAATTTAAAATAGTTGAATCAACTGATTTTGACTATTTGGCAGATATAAAAATATATCTTTTAAGAAGGAGTACAAAAGATGATTAATAGGATTATTGATTTCCTAAATAAAATAGGAGATTTTCAAATAATTCCAGCTTATTCAGAGCATAAGCCACCTGAAAAACCTTATTCAACATATTCTATTATTAGCTTAAATAGTAAAGATTTTTTTGGAGAACATGAAAGTAAATATGTAGAAAAAGAGAATATATATCTTGAAACTACACAATACAGAATGTTAGGAAGAGTACAATTTGATATTTATTGTAATAGTCAAGATGAAACAATTGAAAAAGCTACTAATTTAAGAGAGACTATTCTTTTTAAATTAAGATATGAGTGGAGCAGAATTGGAGTTGGAATTGTAAAACATTCTGAAATAAAGAATCTAAATGAAATTATAAATTCTAAGTATGAGTATAGAAGCAGTTTTGACATAGTATTTGAATATATAAAATCAACAAAAGAAAGAGAAGTTTCAATTGTAAATCAAATTGAACTAATTGCTAATGAACAAAAGAGGAGGAAGTAAATGAGTAACACATATAGAGAGCCAGTAAAAGTTATTGTGGAGAAAGAAGTAGCATTAACAGTAGCATCTTTAAATAAAGTGCTAATAGTAACTAATGAAAAAAATGCTGATTTTAAATATTACAACAATTCTAAAGATGTTGCTACAGATTTTGGGAATAATTCAAAAGTTTATAAACTTGTAGAAGCATTTTTAGGACAGAAAGATGGTGATGGAAATATTCTTAAACCAGATTTTTTTGGAATAGTTGGAGTAGAAATTGCAGACAAAGCAAAAGCTGGTGAAAAGTTAAAAGAAGTTCTTAATGAGAATTTGGATAAAGAATGGTATGCTTTTCTAACAACTTTTGACAGTACAGATACTATTAAAAAGATTAGACCTTTTTTAACTGAAAATAGAAGAATTTACATAACAGAGGTAAAAGCTTATCCAATTGAAGATACAATGAAAAGTGATAGAATTATAGCTTTTTGGTCTCCTAAAATGGATATTGAAGAAAACAGAGAGTATAAAGCAGCTTCTTATGCAGGGGTTGTAATAACAAAAGGAGCAGGTTATAGAGTTTCATTGATTGAATTAGCTGGTGTTACTGCTGATACAGAACTTTCTAAAAAGGTGGAGTTAACTAAAAATAATATAACTTTTTCTGAAAAAAGAACTTCTGAAAATTACATAGTTGCAAATGGTGGAAAAGCTCTTGATGGGACTTATCTTGATGAAACAAGTGCATTAGATTGCATAATTGTAAACATGAATGAAAACCTTGAAAAAGTGCTAATAAAAAAAGGTTTTAAACAAGATGATAGAGGTTATGCACTTATAGAAGAAACACTTCATAAAGTTATGAAAGAAATGGGAGAACAAGATTTAATAGCTGTGAAAGATGAAAAATATGAATATATAGTTTATCCAGTAACACAAACAAATACTGAAAGAGAACAGAGACTTGTTAGACCAAGAGTTTTATTTAGATTGGCAGAATGGGGATATTTTGTAGATTTAACTTTACAAAAAACATTTAAGGATATAGGTGGTAAATAATGGCTAATTTAGTAGATTTAAGTAAAAAAATACTAATATTTAATGGATATACATTAAAAGATATTAGAAAAATAACAATTGCAGCACCTGAGGATAGATATAAAAAATCTGAAAAGTCTCTTACTGGAAAAAGAAGAATTTTATATTCACCTGATCCAAACTTAGATATAACAGTTACAGTTCCTGTTGGAACTGAGGATGAAAAAGTTTTATTAACTGCTTCAGATGGAGTAATAAAAGGGACAGGTTATTTCAGAGATTCTTCTGTTGAAAAATATAGTAGAGGAGTTTCAATAGAAGAAATGGCAGTTAATAAAGGTGAACTTACTGGTGATGGTGAATCAGATGAAAGAGAATTTACATTAGTTTGCACAGGAGTAACAGAGGTGATGATTTAATGGAAAACACAGATAAGAAAAAAGACTTTTTGAAGTCTTTAGAAGATAAAAAAGTATCAAATGTGGTATTTAAACCAGAAGGATTAGGAGCACTTGAGTTTGATATAGTGATGACAGGGAAAAATTTTGAAACTACTTCTATTCCTTTCAGAGTTGAGAGAATTTCTACAGATTCATTTTTAAAATTTTTAGATTTAAAAAATGATGTAGAAAGAGCTGAAAAAATTCTAAATAGTTTTATAGCATTTCCTGTTGAAGCACGGGATAAAGAGTATTTTAATTTAGATATGGAAGCAATGACAAATATATCTACATTAATTGTAGACTTTCAACAAACTCCCTTTCTATACATTGAAAGCTTTAGAGAAACAAAGGCAGAATAAACAGAAAATATTTGACATAGCTTTTGAAAGTAAAGTTAATTATTTCAAAAAATCTTTAGAAGAATTATGTATAGAGGAAAAGATGCTTTTAGAAATAGCTTGGAATAATTATGCTGAAAGAAAAAATAAATAAGGAGGAGAAGTTAGATGTTAGAGCAGTTAGCACTAAGTTTTAAAGTTATAGGTAATGGCTTAGAAAGCATGAAAAAAATAGATGTACAACTAAGTACATTAAAAAATAAACTAAGTACATTTCAATTAAAACTTAGTAATTTTAAAAATAAAATAGGCTCTATCTTTAGTCAAATAAAGAATAAAATAACTTCTTCTATGAGTGGAGCTTTTTCAAGAATCAATAATGGTCTAAATAGTGTTCGAAGAGGTTTTAAAAGATTTGGAAATTATGCTGTACAACAATTTGAACGAAGTAAACAAAAAGCCAATAGTTTAATAGGAGTTTTAAAAAAATTATTAGGAATGATTGCAGCAGGAATTACTATAAAAGCTTCAATAGATGGAGCAAGTAGTATGGAACAGTTTAGGAATACATTGGAAACTGTATTAAAAGATCCTAATAAGGCAAGGAAAAAATTAGCCTGGGCAAATAGATTTGCAAATAAAACTCCATTTGAAAGTCAAGAAGTTGTAGAAGGGATGACTAAATTACAGTCTTATGGGATAGAAGGAGACAGAATACTTAAAACTACAAATAGAACTTATCTTGAAATGATAGGAGATATGGCAAGTGGTATGGGAAAAAGTTTTGACCAAGCTATAGAAGCTGTTGCAGACGCTCGGACAGGGGAATTAGAAAGATTAAAAGAATTTGGTATTACAAAGAGCATGATAGCTGATTTTGGGAAAAGTAAAGGCTTAGAAATCTTTAATAATAAAGGACAGATTAAAGATATGGAGCTATTTAATAAAACTTTATTTGAAATGATGGACTCTCGTTTTGGTGGGGCAATGGAAAAACAAGCTAAAACTTTCAAAGGTGGGCTATCTACAATTAGTGGTGCTTTTAAGTCTGGGCTTGCAACTTTAGCAGGAGTTAATGAATTTGGAGATATTGTTGAAAATTCACCTTTTCAAGTATTAAAAGATAAAGTAATAATACCTTTTTCTGAACTTTTAATAAAATTACAAGAAGATGGAACATTCACAAAATGGGCAGAAAATTTAGCGAGTGTTTTTCAAGAATTAATTTCTTGGGGAGAAAAAATAATTAAATTTATAGTGGACTGGAAAGAACTTCTAATTCCATTAGTTTCAGCTCTTGCTGGATTATTTATTATAAATAAAGTAGTTGTTTTGATTGGAGCATTACAAACAGCATTAGCCACTCTTTCTTTTAATCCTGTTATGTTAGGAATAGGAGCAGTAATAGCTATTGGTGTTTTACTATATAGAAACTGGGATTTAATAAAAGAAAAATTAATTTCACTTTGGGATAAGATTAAAGGTTTTGTTAAAATATTCTTATTTTTCTCAGGAATTGGATTAATAATAAAACTAGGGCAATTATTAGTGAAAAATTGGGATTTAATAAAAGCTAAGTTAGCTTCATTATGGGCTAAAATAAAAGCATTTGGTAAAGCATTATGGGATATTGGTAAAAAGATATTTACATGGCTTAGTCCAATAGGGCTAATTATCACAATCGGAAGATTAATAATAGAAAACTGGGATTTAATAAAAGCTAAGTTTTCAGAATTAGGAATTTATCTATATTCAAAGATATTGGATATCGTCAATTTCTTTGTAAGTTTAAAAGATAAAACAATAGATATATTTTTAAAACTTGTAGAAATGCTAAAAGGTGTGTGGGACACAATAAAGTCTACTGCCTCAGCAGCATTTGACTTTATCCTAGATTATGTAAATCAAATATGGGAAAAGATTAAAGGTTTTTTCTCAGATCTTGGAAGTAAAATAAAATCTTTACCAGGAATTAGAGTTTTCTTTAAAGAAGAAAAAGAAGGAGAAAAAACTAATATAGATGGAAGTCATAGGTCCGGGCTAAGTTATGTTCCAAGAGATGGGTATATTGCAGAACTTCATGAGGGTGAAAGAGTTCTTACAAAAGAAGAAAATTCTAACTATAGAAAAAAAAGTTTTTTCAAAGGTGTCAAAGAAAAAATAGAAGCAACATTTAATCCAAATTTTGTAATAGATAATAATGAAAGTGTTATAGAAAATAAAACAGGAAATGAAAATAATAATTTAGTTATAACAAATTCAAAATCAACAAGTAACTATAAAAATAATGGAAAAGCTGTTAATTTAACTATCCATTTTCATATAAAAGAAGCTTTAAAAAATGAAGTTGATTATAACAAAATAGCAGAAATGATAGTTGAAAAATTTGAAGAAATAGAGTTACAAGGAGAAATAGCTAGGGGGAATATTTAATGTTTTCTATAAAAGATTTAATGGGAAAAGCAAATAATTTTTTAAATTCTATTAATTCAGTTAATGGTAAAACAGGGAATTTAGTGAAAGAAGTTCCCCCTATAATCTTAGGAAATATAAATCTTGAATTAGTATCAGATATTAGTGAAAGTTATCAAAATGATGTTCCAGTTATTCCAATAGATGATGGAACACAAATTTCTGATAATATTTCACAAAACCCATTAACTCTTTCTTTTAAAGTTCAGCTTGCTGGAGATAATCATAAAGAAATTTTTGAAAAAATTCTACAAATGAGGGATAAAAGACAACTCGTAGACTTATATATGATTAAACTTTATAAAAATCTTGCAATAACTGGAATAGAAGTTACTATTGAATCATTATATTATATTGAGTTTACAATTTCTTTTGTACAAGTACAAATTGCTAATATACAAATGATACCATCACCAAGTAAAAAAGCTAAACCAGTTGTTTCTAAAAAGACAAAAATAAAAACAAAAGCTAAAAAAGGAAGTATTTCTAAAACAAATGTTTCTAAGATAAATAAAGGAAATAATAGTTGGGAAGGAGATTTACAGAGTGAAAGTATTAAATTACCAAGTTCCTAAAAGAGGTAGAGAATGAAAATAACAATTTTGAAAGACTCTATTCCTTATTCAACAGATGTAACAATTAAAGATAAGACATACCAATTTGAATTTATTTTTAATAGTTATGACAGAAGAGTTTATATAAATTTATATGATATGGATGGAGTATTAATATATGCTAATGAACCAATTATGTTTGGGATTCCATTATGGTTTAACAAGCTTGTAGATGAAAAAGCTAATTTTAATCATAATTTTCCAGAAGTATATATAATTCCAAACACAATTGATAGAACAATTAAAAAGATTACTTTTGATAATATAGATGAAGTAGAACTTATAGTGGAGGATTAATTATGCAAACCTTTATTGCAAATAGACCTCTTTTTCCAAGAAATAGTTTTTTAGTTATAAATGATGTTAAGCTAAATGATCACAATAACAATGGACTAAAATTTACTGTTGAAGCAAAGAGTGGAGAAGAAGGGAAAGTAGGGACAGCTACTATAAAAATATATAATTTAAGCCAAGAAATAATTGTTGGCTCAGAGATAGAATTGTGGTTTGGTTATGACACTGATATAGGTTATTACTCAAAGTATGAAGTAATAAAAAAGAAAACTATGAGAGAAGATGCTTCTTTCATACAAGAGTTGACATGTTCTGAAAGGACTAAAAAAAGCAGTAAATTAGTATCTGTAAGTATAGATGGAAATGTAAAAATATCTGATGCTATAAAAGAAATTGTTAAAAATATGGGACTCAATTTAATAAGTATGGAATTACAAAGTGATAAAACTTATACAAATGGATATACATGTTATAATCAAGGCTTTAATGAGTTAAAAGAACTTGTGGAAGATTCAAATAGCAAGATGACTCTAAAAGGTGATGATTTATATATTTATACAGATAAACAAAAGAATTATTCTATTTATTTAAGTTTTGAATCAGGGTTAATTCATAATCCTGAAGAAGTAGAAAAACAAGAGAAAGAAAGTAAAATTAATAAAAAATCTGACAATAAAAAAGAAGAAAAATGGGGAAAAGAAAAAAAGAAAAAAACTATAAAAGAAGGAAATAAATATGACTATTCAATAGAATGTTTTCCAATACACTATTTAAAAAAGGGAGATATACTTTATGTTTCAAGTGATAAGTTAGAAAGTTTTGTTAAAATAGAAGAGGTTGATTTAAGTTTAAGTGATGACTGGAATATGAAATTAGGAGTAAAGATTGTAAATGATGGAGGAAATAAAAATAATCTTAGTAAAAATTCAAAAAATTAGAGAAGGGAGATTTGTAGATGCAATTCCTTTATTTTCACCAAATGGAGTTGCTTTACCAGTTTTAAGAAATGTTCCAGTAGCTCTTTTTGGTGATTCAAAAGATCATATAGATTGGAATGTAAAAGAAGGAGATATAATGCCTTATTTTGTACTAACTTATGATATTTCTTCTTACATTAGCCAAGCTTCTTTAGAAAATATGGATTCAAACAGAAGAAATAATCTAAATAATGGATTTATATTACCTTTTACCGTTCCTAATATGATAGAAAATTTACAATTTCCTAAAGATATAAGAATAATTGGAAATCGTTTAGAAAAAGGAAATGTTGATCTAACAGGCGATTCAACTCAAAAAGGAGATGTGAATATAATTGGGAATACGAACCAAAAAGGAAATACTACTCAAACTGGGAATATACAAACGACTGGATCAATATCTGCTACGGAAGATGTCCAAGCAGGGGACAAGAGTTTGAAAAAACATAGACATGATGGAGTTAGCTCAGGAAATCAAACATCAGGAGGAGTTGTATAATGAAGGCTCTTAAAATGAATGAAGGAGAGATTATTTTTGGATATGTTACTGAAATTGATGAATTTTGGCAAAGAGTAGTAAATTCTTTGAAAATCTATAATATTGAATGTTTTTATAATGAAAGTTTAGGTTTAGATATAAAGATGATAGATGAACAAAAAATATCAATTTATAAGCTAGAACACATAACTTCAAAATTAAAAGAATGGTATAAAGATGAGATTGAATCAATAGAATATGAAATTATTTCAGAGAAAGAAAGAACACTTAAAGCAATTTTAAAAATAACTCATAAAGAATATAGTAAATTAGAAAAGGAGGTAATAATAAGTGGAAAAGCTAGAAACTAAAGGTTTTAATGGACTTATGGAAATGGCACAACAAGAAGCACAGAAAAAAGAAAATTTTGGTTCAGACTTTAATGTTTCTGATACAGGAGATTACTACAAACTAATAGCTCCTTTCATTTATTTATGTACTTACTTAGAGGATAAAATAATTTCTGTTGCAAGAGGACTTAATATTTACACAGCGCAGGGAACTGAACTAGATAATTTATTATATTTTTTTCCTAGAAGGCTAGGAGCGAAATCTTTCTTAAGATGTAGAGTTACAGCAACTCAATTTGTTGATGTTTCTGAAAGGGAAATATTAATTCAACCAGAAAATGGAGCGAAGTTTGAAAATATTGAAGCCTTTGAAATAGATTCTTCAAAAACTAAATTAATAACCTTTCAAAGTGTGTTCGAGGGACAGAATTCTAATATTCAAAAAAATAAAATTGAAAAGGTTTTGAAAGCTCCAGCTTACATTATAGATGTACAAAATTTAGAAGTAGCAGAAGGTGGATTAGATGCAGAAACTGACTATGAATATTTAAAAAGATATTTAGCAGTAAATGGGGCAGGAGATTGGAATTTACAACCTGTCTTAAATGCAATAAGAAAGCTACAAGGTGTAAAAAGTGCAAATGGAATTAGAAATAATACATTAGTTACTGATAAATATGGAGTTCCAGCAAAATCTATTTGGATAGTTGTAGATGGAGGAATTAAAGAAGAAATTGCTCAAACAATTTATAAACATATACATACACCAGATACAAAAGGAGCTATTGAAGTAAAAGTTCCAACTTCTGTAACTAATCATGAAGAGTTAATCAGATTTGATAGACCACAAGAAGTAGAAATAGAATATAACTTGATTATTAAAAGTCCTGATGAACTAAAAATAAATAATTTATTAAAAGACTATATAAATAATTCAGGGCTTGGTGCTTTACTTTCACCAGGAGCATTTTTATCTGAATGGATGTGTGGGAAAGGTTTTAAATACACAGACTTTGAATTAAAATTTAGAAAGAAAAATACTCTTGAATGGAAAATATCACTTCAATTAGAGTTTAATGAGATTCCTAAAAAAATCTAGGAGGGGATATGATAGATGAAGTAATTGAAGGGTTACCTTTGCACTTTCAAAAAGAAAATAATATAAAAATTTATAGAACATTAAAACCTGTAATTTCATATATCGATGAATTAATTGAAAATTTAAAAAGTCAAACATCTCTTCTTAAATGCAGTGGGATTTTTCTTGATTTTATGGGAGAACGATATGAAGAAAAGAGAAATTTAAGAGAAGATGAAGAGTATAGGCAAGCTTTAATAATAAAGAAATTAGCGTTAGAAGGTTTTCCAAATACTGAATTTCTATTAAAGATAACAAGGGAACTAACAAAAAATGAAGTTACAGAAATAGAAACAAGGTATAAAAATAAAGTTGCAAGTCAGTTATTTAGGTTAAATATGATTGACAAAATTAAAAATGTTAATCTAATGCCTGATCTCAACAAAATTTGTGAAGCTGGAGCGAAAATGTATTGGGATTTAGAAATCATTAATAATTCTTCTGAGATTAGGAGTTTCAGTTTAATTGAAAATATAAAGAAAATTGAAATAACAGCAGATTTTAATCTAAATCAGACTATGAAAATAACTTCAGAATCAAATATGAATAATTCAATAGGTTTTACTAAAATTATTGAAATTAGGGGGTAAAAATGAGCTATTTTAAAGCTTTAAAATTGACAAAAAAAGGAGAACAGTTACAAGCAAAAATTAATGGAAATCTATCAGAAACATTAGTTTTTACAAGAGCTAAAATAGGCTCAGGAACTATTGCTTCTGAAGATGAAATAAGATTTTTAACAGATATAAAAGAAACGTGGGGAACAGCTAATGTAAGTAGTTGTAAGATTGAAGGAGAAGATAATAATAGAGTTGCTTTAGAACTTCAATTTTCAAATGCTACATTAACAGAAGATAAAATTTTTAGAGAAATTGGGCTCTTTGCAAAAGGAAATGATAATGAAGAAATATTATATGCTTATGCAAATGCCGCTGATAAGTACGATTATATCCCACTTATGAAAGATAGTCCTCATTCTTTTATTATTGTAATTTCTTTTATTATAGCTAGTGGAACAAAGATAGAAGCAAACATAGATTTAAATAGTTATGTATCTTTAAAAAAATTTAATGAAGAAATGGCTAAAAAAGCTAATAAAACTGATAGAGCAAGTACAGAAGAATATGGGCTTACAAAATATGGAACAGAAGAGGGAACATCACTAGAAGGTAATAAATTTACACAAATGACAGGAAAAGACTATGGTGGAATATTAAATGAACCAGGAGTAAAATCAGCTGGTAAAACCTACTTTGATAAAAATACAAAGAAGTTATACTTGTGTAAAAATAATAATACTGATATTTCAGCGAATGTCAATAATTATATAGCTATGGATAGTAATTCACTTTTGGAGAGATTGGAAAATTTAATCAAATCTGATAATTTCAATTCTCACAATCAAGGGTGGTTTCAAATAGCTAGTAGGCTAATCGTTTATGGATCTTTTGAATATACATATGGAATTAATTCATTACAAAATTTTACTTTGTCCTTACCAATCCCAAATTGGCAAAATGCTAATGTTATAATCTCATCATTGGATACAACAACAAATAATATATTGAGTTCTATGCAAGCAAGATTAACATCAGCAACAACTTTAACTGTAAAAGCATCAAACTCTTTTGGTGGGAAAGGTTTGGTTTCTTACCTAATAATTGCTAGAGTTTAAATTATTTTTATCTTAGAAGTATAAAGAAATCAACTTTACAAATACCATTTTGGATATTTCCACTAGTTGCATCTAGAGTAGAAAAGTTTAAATTATCTCCACTATGTATAACTGCAACAGAACAATTATCTTTTTTAGCAGTAGCCATAACTATAGAATTTTTAAAACTAAAACCATTAGCTACTAATGTTTTTGAAGCAGTAGCTCCTTTAGTTTCTAAAGAACCTATAACAATTTTTCTATTTAAAATTGTTAAAACATCATAATCAGTTTTATATTCAATTTTATACAAATTTTCCAATCTATACAGATTCACTTATGATGAAATAAGTATCCTGATAAAAAAATGAAAGGAGGAATAAAAAATGAAAACAATAAATTTTTATAAAGGTATAGAAAAACAATATTCAGTATATGCCGATTGTTTAGATGATGTAAAAAATAATCCTTTAAGTTACTACCCAGAATATAGAGAAAATATGATAATAACAGAAGAAGAATTTCAATATCCTATTCAAGATGAAAATGGTCTTAGAGAAATGAAAAAAGAAGAAAAAATTAAAGCTGGGATAGAGGTAACATTAGAGGAAGGAGAAATTATAAAAAATAAGAAACTTCTAAAAATTGAAAAACCTTCAAAATATCACAAATGGCAGAATAATGAGTGGGTTATAAATTTGGAAGAGGTAAAAAATAGCAAAAGAGAAGAATTGAAAAGTATTAGAATACAAAAACTTTATGAGAATATTACAGTAAATGGAGATACTTTTCAAGTTAGAAAAGATGATTTAGACAATTTTTGGGAAGTTGATTATATCTTAGGTACAGGAGAAGTTGCAGAAACAGATACAAGAAACTGGATACTTGCAGATAATAGTATAAAAACTTTTACATATGCTCAAATAATGAATGTTCTAACAGAGTTTATAAAAAGAAAAGATAAAATATTTGATAAATTTGGAGAGTTATCTATAAAATTATCTATTGCTAAATCAGCAGAAGAAATTGAGAAAATAGAGTGGAAATAAAAGGAGGAAAAATGGGGAAGTTTAGTAAAAGAAGTTTAGACAATCTTACAGGGTGTCATCCAGATTTAGTAAAAATAGCAAATCTTGCTATACAAAGAATTGATTTTACAATAATTGAAGGACATCGAACAGTAGAAGAACAGAGAAAAAAAATTAAACAAGGTTTTTCAAAAATAATGAATAGTAAGCATTGTGAAACACCTAGTAGAGCATTTGATTTTATTCCATATCCATTTAAACAAGAAGATTGGAATGATACAGAAAAATTTAATAAAATTGGAGAAGTTCTTTTAGAATGTGCAAAAGAATTAGGGATAAAAGTAAGGCGTGGAGCAGATTGGAATTTAAATGGAAGTACAAAAGATGAAGTTCAAAGAGGAAGTTATGACGGACCTCATTTTGAATTATTATCTGATGAAGAATTTAAAAAAATCAAAAAATAGGAGGAATAAAAATGGATAAACAACTATTATGGAAAGTATTGGAAACACTGATAGCAGGGGTAGTATATTTCATTTTAAAATGGAGATACAATGGGAAAGAAGCTGTAATAAAAGAAGTAGTAGCAGCTGAGGTTACATTTGAAGGAAAGGGATTGGGAGCTTTAAAGAAACAAGCAGTCCAAGAATTTATTTCAAAGTTACCAGCTAAAATACGCATTTTTATCAATGAAAAAACTATTGAAGATGCTGTAAAAGAACTACAACCTTTCTTTAAAAAGCTAAAAGAATCCAAAAAATAGGAGGGAAAAATGGAATTAAGTCCACTACTAACTGAACCAGTAGGAGATAATAAGTGGATTTTAAAAGAAGAGTATAAGTATGAAATAAATGGCTTTGTTATAAAAGTACCAAAGGGATTTATTACTGATTTAGCAAGTGTCCCTAGAATTTTATGGATATTTTTTCCACCTTTTGGCAAATATACTAGGGCTGCAATCATTCATGATTACTTGTACTCTGAATTAAATGATACTTTTATAAATCGTTATTGGGCAGATAAAATATTTATTTTTATTATGAAAGAGTATGGAGTATCAGCTTATAAGAGAGTTTCAATGTATCGTGCTGTAAGAATGTTTGGAGAGTCTTCTTGGAAAAGAAAAATCAAAAACGAAGGATACTCTGAACAAGCTATTATAGACCATACAAAAGAAGCTATTAAATATAATAAAGAAATGAAAGAAAAATTGAAATTATAGGTGAGGGAAATGGAGAAAGAAAAGGGGATCATTAAATTTGGTATAGTTATAAGTAGTTATTTAAGTTATTTCATAGGTGGTTGGAGCATATCTATGGAAGTAATGTTTGTATTTATGGTTTGTGATTATATTACAGGTTATTTAAGGAGTCTACTTAAAAAGAAATTATCCTCTAAGGCAGGATATAGGGGCTTAATTAAGAAAACTGGGTATATATTTGCAGTAGTAGTTGGAGCTGCACTAGACAGGCTAATAATAGCAAATAACTTAAATGTTCCAATAACTATTCTAGGATTTCCTATTTCTTTCAAAGTTATGATGATTTGTAGTGTGATAGGAACAGAAGGAATAAGTATAGCAGAGAATCTAAAAGAAATGGGATTAATAGTACCTTTTCCTATAAAGAGATTATTTAAACAATTAAAACAAGATGATACAAATGAAGATATAAAAAATAAAGAGCCTTTTTAAGGCTCTTTATTAGTTAAATATCTTTTTTTAATAATTTTTCAAATTCATCTATAACTTCTTTTACTGCTTCAAATCCTTCTTTTTTATAAGTATCCTCAATATTATTTCTATCAAAAAGGACATTTCCTATAAAAATGTCAATTTCAGATTTTAAGCTAGGATTTTTAATATATAAAGCACCAAGAGCAAAGTTAATAGGAGATTTCCAATCATACTTTAACAAGGCATCATTTGCCTTGACACCAAATTCAGTATAATGACAATTTAAAAATTTTCTTAAGAGTTTCTCTAATCTATTAGCCTCATCTAATAAAAGATCACCAATATTATCACTCATAACATCCACTCCCCTTTTAATTTTTATATCATAATTATATCAAGGTTATATATTTTTTTCAATTTC